TTGAAAGGCATCATATGCTCTTTCCCAATTTTCCGCTTTGTTTATAAATCTGCTCATAAGTCTATTTATCCTGTGTACTGTTAGACGTTAAATTCTAAATGTATGTCGAGTATGTCACTTAGGTCCAATTCCACGTAGCGTAAGTTAGCAGTTATGATTAAAATACTATCATCGTAATATGGTATTACGCTATAGTCATCGTCACTATCCAATACCACTCGTGGATCATAATCTATTACCTCGCGTATTTGGTCTGAAATCAATACTATGGTATTATGATCAAACGGTTCGAACAGTAAATCCTGTATATCTGTCCCCCAATGACGCATAAAAACCCGCTCACCCCTTCCAGTGAAGATGTGATTAAGTAGATCCCGCTTAACTAATTCAACGTCTGTAAGTATAAAAGACTTATTCCGTTGCCAGTTTTTAAAGGAAAATCCTCTATAAATTGATGTCATGCTAATTTTAACCCTTTCATATATTTATGGGGATTACCTTCTCCAGAAACGCTCTCGCTCAATTTCCTCAGTTCCCTCAATTTTACCTATAGGCTTTCGGCCTTCTTCACCCACATTATCATACTGCTCAATCCAATCAACGTTATTGAGAGGCCCATCATTAACAGTGTTTACAGTATCATCAGAGTCCTGCATCATAACACGGGGCCAAGGCTCGTGCTCTGGAACTCTGTTTGTCCAAGGTGCTAGTTCAGTTTCATCCGGTGCAACTACTATTATTACAGGGAATGGCATTGGAATGGAGGCTTCTAATAGTAAATTAGCACCAGAATTTACGTGTTCATGGGCATTAAATGTCTTCACAAAATCATCAAGAAATAAAGTCAATAGGTCAATTGATGTTCCCTTTCCCGAAATGGTGAAGGTTACGTCATTCGCCTCAAGGTTGATATTACCCCAAGTTGATATTCCGAGGTCGTCGTCTGTACTAATATTTACTTTGCCCCTAAATGTTAAATTAGTGGTCGTGGTAACTGCTAGATTAGACCCGAAAGTGGCCGCAAAATCAAGACCCACATTAGCCTGTAAATTACCTCCCACTAATACATGCATATCATTACTTGATTGTATACGAATATCACCATCAGGTACTAGATCATTCAGAGGAGTCTGCCCATCTTCTGTGCCAGCATACATTGAAATATACTTATCAGCCTTGAGACGTATGGACTCACCAGAGGTGAAGTTTAAATCCTTCTCAGCGTGTATAGACAGTCTACGTTCAGCAAACATATCAATGTTACCAGCGGCGTCCATTTCAATCCAGCTTTTACCACCACTGGTTGAGAAATATATCCGTTCATTGGTATCATCTAATATTATTTGACTTCCACCCGTTGTTCTTATTCTAATACGGGAGTTGAATGGTCGGTCGTCCATAGAAATAGAATGGAACCCGGGGGTTGACCAAGAGAATACCCTTGATGCTAAAAATGATCCTAGGTTTTTATAGCCACTCCAGTCATAGCCACCTTCTCCCAGAATTTCTTTGACCCACTCATCTTCCTCATTTTCAACTATGGTTTCTAAATCATCATCTATATACACACTCTTATTAGGAGACGGTGCTTCAGTAACTGATGTAATTTGGTAATCGGCTCCTCGGGTTTTCCACTCACTTGCAGTGATCTCACCATTAAATGCTTCTTTTAATTTAGTGGATGCGGGCTCAATTGGTCCACCCGTTGATGATTGTGGGCCATCTACACCACCACCAGTGTGCTTGAATCTACCATTACCAATGGTATGTGTCTCTTGGTGACTAGGTAAACACCCTAACCACACGCGGCGTCGGGGGTCACCATTAATGCAAGCAACTAAAGCATGTGCACCAATTTCCGGAATAGCCCAGAACCCATAGTGTACGGGACCGGTTGTGAATTCAGTACCCGGTATGTGACCTCGTGCAAAGTTATCTTGACTAATAACACCACCAACCGGGGAAACATACGCCGACCATGTTAAATGGAGTAATTTTTTAGGGTTATCGTTATATGCTGGACAGAAAATTCGAAGTCGGCCCTGTTGGAGGGGATCATCATTATCCACAACAATACCAATAGATATCAAATCGGCTATATGAGTTTTATCACCATTCTCTGAATTATCATCAATAAAATCATTCACTAATCCATTTATTGACCTATCCATTATATATTTTCTTCCCTACCCCTAAGAGGTTTCTGATTGTGACTCCCGGCCGTTATCAATAAAGAAGGCTCCCCCGGATTCTCAACAGCTTTACGCATTTTTTGACTCTCTGCCAGTTGTTCCTTCATAAGGATTATCTTCCTAGCTTCCCTTGCTTCCGCTCTACTCGTATCTTCCCCCATATTTTCCTGTAGCCTATCTATTTTTTCCTTCTCTGCCCGCATATCGTTAAGCCGTGCATCCATTAGTCTTTGCATCATTTTCCCAGTGAGTTCCGGGTCCCCCATGCCCTGCTTATAAGCGGTTAGGGCACTCTCTCGTATAAAACTTTCATCTTGGTGTTGTTTTGATCGGCTCATTTTAGAGTCGTAGGTAGCGTCTTCACCCCTGATATATGTCATTTCCGGGAGCCACTCGTGCACAATCCCATCAACAGCGGCCCTCTGGATCGCTGCCGTCTCTTCATCCGTTATTGTCGTTACACCCGGCTCTACACCGGTTGTAATCCACCCCATCTTTCTGGCTAGGTCCAGTGAAGCAAGGCCGACTTTACCCAGTCCATCTACTACCGCTCCAGTTGCGCCAGCTATACCAGCAAATAAAGTGTCACTACCCTCGGGGGAGAAATCTTTAATCTGTTGCATTAATAAGTCTGCATCAACATTCAGTTTAAATTGGTCAATAATATCGTCAACATATGCTGCCAAGGCCACTGGCCCTAGTGGGTTTTTAGCTAACCCTGCAATTATCTCTTTAATAAAGGCAGTTGTTTTCATTATCTCTTCTGGGCCCTTTCCAGCCGCCTTCATTCGTGCCTCTTGTTGTTCTTGTATTGATTTCGGAACTCCCGACTTTTGTTGTAGTGCAAGAGCATAATCTGCTTTTACATTACTTTCTCTTGAATATATTTCTAACTGTGTTTGTGCAGAAACACTATCAATATCCATCCCCATCTTACGTAATGTTGTTTCCCTATTGGCAAGCCTAACCTGCATGTCTGCATATGTTGCTTCAAATTCTTGCATTTGTTCTGGGGAATATGATTCGGGGAATGCTTTACCTTGCTGTATTATAGCTTGTTCTTTCTTGGACATCCCTAACACTGCGGCCAGATTCGCCGCCATAACACCCTGAACTACCCTGTCAACACCAGTTCTATTACGTTCACTTGCCAATTGTTTCCTATATTTCATAAATTCATCAGCATTCATACCTACGCTCATACGTAAATTTTGAAATTCATCTACTAATAATTGTACAGCATCTGTACCAGAAGTCAGGGTATTAAGATATGCAAGAAAGTCAGGGTTTTGTGCCATATCAGCAAATTCACTAAAAAGCTCGTCGGGTGCTTTATTTGAAGTCCGGGCCATTTCGTATATACCATCTACATAATTTTTAAAGTTTGTTATATTGGATGGATCTACTCCCATATTGGCAAGGGCAGTTATACTTTTACTTACCATATCTAACTGTGTTTCACCAATAGCACCAAAGGCATTTTGTATAACATTACCAAACTGAGTAATTACATCACCGGCATCACCTGCTGATAACATTGAAGACTTAGTGAGGGATGTCATTACGTCTCTATTGTTTGCGACAAATCTAGCTATAGCTTCCGGTGTGTTTCCCGTCAACAACGAAGATTTTAATAAATCACCAACCGATTTATCGTCCCCTAGATCCAACGCGTATGCATGTAACTCTGATGCCGCATTACCCATTCGGGTAACAAAAAATATAGCAGCCCCTGCCACCTTTTCTAAAATCTTCACCATTGGACCACCCACCATGCTCATCATACCACCACCAGAGTCTTTCATTTCCTTTTTCAGTTTGTTAAACTCACGTAAGTGTTCGTCAAGGGCCTCTGCTTCCTTACTGATCATTTCTGTTTGTTGTTTAGCAAAGGAGTCAGTACTCTTAGTAAATTTAATTGCGGCATCATTTACATTATCGGTAAATTTATCAATATCATTACCAGCATCTAGAAAGGCTTCATTTAGAATACCAGCAGTTACACCATGGTTGTCCAGCTCTACATTTACAGCCTTAAGTAAATCCTTATTGGTATTGAATGTTTCGAATAAACTCATACCACTATCTGTTCCCTCCCTCATTTTTTTAACAAAAACATCAAGAGCAGACATGCCAATAATTTGTATCTCAGCCTGATTTTTAATTGCGGTGTTAAGTACACCCACAGATTCTACAACTCTTAAATTTTCATCATCTAAGTTCTTAGCAGTCTTTATATAAGCACTTTGCATCTCCGCTAATTTAATCAGCGTTTTTGTTGATGCATCTGAGGCTCTTATTGAACCCTTACTCTCTTTGGCTTGTTCCTTTAATGAGTCGATAAAATCATCTAATCCCTTCTTCGATTTACTCAAGGCTCCGAGTTTTTTAAGGTGTGCGTCTGTGAGGGAGACTTGGGCCTTAGCTGCGTCAGAAGACACTTCATATAATTTTTTAAACCCACGAAATAATTTACGGAAGGTAGGGATTAGGTCTTGTCCACCTTTGTTAATATTAAAGAGGGTATTAGTCAACCCGCCACCCGCAGGGGTTCCGCCCAGTAATTTTACAGCTTCGCCCGTATTCTTAGCAATAATATTAAGATATTCCTGTGCTTGTTGTGCTGTGTCAACCATATCATCTCACTCTGTATGTTATGGTTGTATTTATATACCAATACAAAGGTGAGTTTCACATGTCTGAGACTATTATAAATAATGGACAGTATAACATTTGAGGATTAATCATGACAGACAACGAAACAGGCACCGAAAATTCATTACTATCAAAAATTAGATTACCCGGAAAACGGTTCAGATTACCATCTAGGGGGCTATTCTACACGGATGGTGAATTAGATGGTGACGTAGTGGATGGTGAGGTAGAAGTTTTTTCTATGACTTCCATTGATGAGATAACATTGCGTTCACCTGAGTTTTTATTTGATGGCACGGCTATAGACCGCGTGTTTAAGCGATGTGTACCCCAAATATTAAAACCTTTACGGTTATTGGGAAAGGATGTTGACTATATATTGGCGTGTCTCCGCATAGTATCATACGGTGGATCATATCAGGTTCACACCCGTTGCCCAGTATGTGAAAATAAACAACACACTAGAAATACTTTAAAGCGGGCTGAATTTTTTGATGAAATACGGCAGAAGGCAGAAGACCAAGACCTTACACTAGAAGAGGCACTACTTAGTGACCAAGTGCAGGCCAAAATAGCTGTTATTGATGCCAAACAGTCAGATGAGCAGACATATGTTATAGATTTAGGGGGTATAGTTCAGAATAATACAGTGGAAATGGCCGAAGATGAATTGGCTAAGTACCAATTGACGCTATCAAATGGACAAAAATTACAAATAACCCCAATGAAAATGGATAGTGCGGTAGCCACATACCAATTTCAGAACCAAACCAACAGTCTTGACTTGACGGTACTTGAAGAATTTATATCATTTATGATAGCATCTACGATATTATCAGTGGATGATGTAACTGATTGGGATATGATATGTGAGTGGGCAAATAAACTACCACTATCATTAAAACGTGAAATAGAGGAAAGATCAAAAGAATTTATTGTATGGGGGACCGATTTCACGTATAATGTAAAATGTCAATCAGATGACTGTACACATGAACGTAATATAAGTACATTACTGAATCCTATAACGTTTTTTATGATACCCTCAGAATAGGAGGAACAGAGCAATTAAAAGAATTGCTGACCATTTTTGAGGGTCAAGTTAGGGATTTAGTTAAGGACTGTGTTATACTCTCACATTATCATGCTGGTATTAACTACCACACAGCGTTTGAATTGTCACCATTTGAAAAACAGGTTGTTAGTGAATTTGTAAGTGAAGAACATGAACGCGAAATGAAATTACGAAGTATGTCTATGGGAAAAATATAATTGAAACTAATTGTCGCTGGTGGTCGGTTATACAACGATGAACCCCGCGTCTACCACGACTTGAATATAATTCATGCAAACTACGAAGAACTTGAAATTGTTACAGGTTTAGCTAAAGGCCCTGATACATTTGGAAAGAACTGGGCTATTAGGAATGGTATATTATATCATGAGTTCCCAGCAAACTGGAATAAGTTTGGTAAATCTGCCGGGTATATTAGAAATAAGAAAATGGCTGAGTTTGCTGATGGATTATTGGCATATTGGGATGGTGATTCACGTGGAACAATGAATATGATCAACGTAGCCCACGAACATGGACTTGCTGTAGCTGTAGTTCATTACTGAAAAATACCCATAAATAGGGTATGATTAACATAATTACAATAGACCCCTCACTCATAAGCACGGCACTCACTATTAATGGAAAGCTCTTTTCCATAGTTGCTGCCAGTATATCATTGACTAAAAAACAAGCTCTCAATGGGTGGTTCGAACGTGCCTCTGAATTTTGTGATATAACTACCATTGATACGAGCTATAACAATGAAAAAAATTATGCACAATTAGAAATCAATAAGCTAGAAACATTTCAACGTACTGCTAACCTTATCAGAAAATTAATTGACACCAACTGCGATTCAGGGTATAGTACCATTATTCTTATAGAGGGTTACAGTTTTTCATCTAATGCTGGTCCGTTGATTGACCTAGTCACATTCGGTACTCTTGTTAGGCGGAACTTATTTACCAGATCTAATACAGAGCTTGTGGTACTTTCACCATCAACTGTAAAAAAGATGGCAGCTAAATTAACATATGATCCAATTTATAAAGGTAAGAAAGTTATAAAGGTTGAATATCGTAACAACGAAGGTGTAGCCGGTGGTAGTTTTAAGAAGCACGATATCTACAAGGCACTTACAGAGAATGATTCGATTCAAACAGACTGGGTTAATTTCTTACGGGATCAACAAGAAGTGGTATTTGGGTTGAAGAAGGTTCCTAAGCCGCTAGAAGATATAAATGATAGTGTAGTCATGTACCATAGTGCTTCACAGGTATGTGATACGGACAATGAATTTAGTACAATAATTGATCAATTACGAGAATAACTTGACTTATATCAAACAAATTCAAAAAAAGGTGAAAATAAAGCTTGACAAATTTTTGGACAACCGTTATAATGCTTTTAAACCATTAAGGTCTTTGTAGTTCCATTCCTTAACCTCCCTCTATTTACCCTCTCTGATTCACCTTACCTAATCCGTGTACACGGATTTGTTAAGGTGAATTTAACAACCTTTGTTCCAAAGGTTGTTAAATTGTGTTTTTTTATTTACTTATAAGTTATTTTATACCGTTTTAATAGTTGTCAAAAAAATTTACATTGACCTTTGGTAGAAGGTCTGCTATATTATAAACCTATGGAGAAAAACAATAATGAGTGATATAATACCAGCTAGAAATATATGGGATCATTGGGCAATGCCTAACGACCCACCCAGAGAAACACAAATAACTACATTAGATTGGATGGCTGAATTACCAGCTAAGGCGAAATACATATTCCTTCAGGTACCAGTGGGTGGGGGTAAATCACCTATAGCTATATCATATGCGAGTTTCCTAGGTAACAAAACATTTGGAAGTTCATATATCCTAACCCCACAGCGTATATTACAAAAACAATATGAAGATTCATTTATAGACCAAAACCTAATAGCTGTATATGGAAAGGCCAATTATATGTGTACTACCAAACTCGGCCTGAATTGTGATATAGGAAATGATATCAAACCGGCATGTCCCACATGTCCATCTAAAGAGGCATTCCAGCGAATAGCAAATACACCACATGTTGCATTGAGCTACAAACTGGGATTGTTGTATTCAGAACTATTCCCGGGTACATCAATGGATTTTCCAGTTAAAGATCTGATGGTATTTGATGAGTGTCATACTTTGGAAAATAACTTAGTTAGTCACAGAGCGGTTAATGTTAATACTAGGCGATGTGATTCCATGAAATTGTCATTCTTTCGCCCATCTAGTCTGAAAGAAGCACATGACTGGTTGATTGAAACATACTACCCGGCAGTTTGTGATCGCTTCGGTGACCTAGAAATTATGGTTAAGGAAATTGATAACAAATATGAATTTTCCCCGGGTTCATTGTTACCATCTGAGATAAGAACTAAAAACGATTTTAAAGATATCACACGGCATAGGGTATTGGTAAGGAATTTGGTGAATAAAAACTTTGCGACTGTGGAAGAATTTTACGTGTTGATGGTAGATAAGAATATGTTTCAGTTCAAGGAAATTTTCGGGGCTAATCTCTTTCACCATATATTGGAACCTAAAGCTAACCGCTTCTTGTTCATGTCATCTACTATTTTGAACTTCAAGTCATATGCAACAGACTTGGGTATCCCAGTAGATGAATCCGCCACTATCTCATTACCATCTGAGTTTAAAAAAGAAAACCGCCCTGTATATTTCATACCTACGTCAAAAATGACATATGGTTGGGATAAACCGGTAAATGCCCCATTGCGTACTAAGATGGTGGATAAGGTAATTATGTTGATGGATGCCCACAAAGAAAAGTCTGGTATTATTCACACTGGTAGTTTTAATATTGCTAAGTGGTTAATTGGTGAGCTTCAGGGGCGTGTCAGTCACAATATAATTACACATGATCCCGAAGACAACGGTAGCCGGGACGATTGCATTGCAGAGTTCACTGATAATAAAGGTAAGGTGCCAACCATATTAATATCACCTTCATGTACTGAGGGGTTGGACCTCACAGGCAACACAGCTCGATTTGCGATCTTTGTGAAGGTACCCTACCCCTACCTAGGGGATGAGTGGGTAAAACGCCGCCTAGACCTCTCTAATGAGTGGTACCAGCGTCAGGCGATGACTGGTATCATTCAGGGTGGGGGTCGTATCGTGAGAAGCCATGATGATTGGGGTAATACTTATATCCTAGATTCTGCATTTTCTAAGCTATGGGCACAATTTAAGGGATTGACACCTGAATGGTGGAAAGATGCCTTTAGTGTAATAGAGTAATACGGTAAGTCATAACGTGTAATAAGTGGTGCATTAAGTACCTAAAGTGGACTTAATGTGACATTTATTACGCATTACGTTTTTATGATGTTAGAAAAACCACCTTTCAATTCAACAACCATTTTATTATCAAACATGCTGGCTATTTCGTCTCTATGTGAGATGATAAGCATAGACATATCACCCTCTGTAGCAATTTCCTTAATCATCTGTGCTGCTAATTGAACACCCACATTACCAAGCCCAGTATCAAGGCACTCATCCAGCATACAGAAGCTGATCTTACCGTGTCGTGCTTGAAGTACATCCCTGAATGCAAACGCTAGTGCCAGATTGACCCTCGCTGCTTGTCCAGATGATAGACCACTGAAAGATAACCCGGTACCAAATTGGGAAATGCTTGCACTCATATCACCCTGAAATTCAACCCTGTGTGGTAATCCAAGCCGTTTCAGATATATCATCAAGCGGCTATTAAGGAATGGTAAACTTTTGTCTAATAAATTCTTTCTTACAAATGAATCCTTTCTAGTCAACAACTTAAGTAAGAACTCTTGGTGGGTTAGTGTGCTATCTAGTTTATTCAATTGTTCAGACTTGTCATTATCAAAGGTTATAACATTCAAGTCAGCCAGTGTATCAATATGGGGATTTGTTTCCGTGGACATTGTTTCTATATTGGCCACTAGTCCATCCTTATTAGCAGCCGCCCTCTCTAATTCACCAGTGGTGGTATACTTACGGCCACGGCTGATAGCATCTAGTTGATCCTGTAGTTTTTTCATTGAAGCTGTTTTAGCTTCAAGTGTAGCTGTTTTAGCTTCAACCGTGTCATCTACATTATCATCATCTTCCGTATATGCGGCTATCTGGGTTTTATACCTCTCATAGTCGGCTTTTATGTTGTTAAGTTCCTGTAGTGTACCGGTCCACACCAATGCCGCGTTTGCTTCAACCAAGTCTTCCTCAAGTCCAGACAAAATAAGATTTTCTGCTTTTAACTCTTTAGCGTGCCCCTTTCCTTTTTTTGTTAAGTCTTTTTTATGTGAGGTTAAGTCTTTTAATTTAGTATTTGCATCCTCAAATGTTTGTTTACAGTATGGACATTTGTTATCTTGTAGGTGCTCCATCTCTTCATCTATTTTGGTTTCTTCCGTGGTGATAGCTTTTATAAGGTCTTTAAGTGCCTCACAGCTTATAGTGGCTTCAGCTATGTCATATTTAACAGCAGCTACTTGCTCTATTGCCGCTGTTTCTTTCTCAAAGTCTATCTTCTCTTCTATGGTCTTAACTTTCTTACGAAGGACTTCTATTTTGTTTTTTCTGTCTTCAGCATCTGCTTTTTGTTTGCGTAGGTTAAGTAGCTCCGTTGTGAGTACTCGTATGTCACTTGTGAACGTGGTTATGTCACCATTGATATCATTTATTTGTTCCAAAGCTGCACGTTCACTATCGAAATCCACTAAGGAAAGCTCTTCAAGTGATTGTTTATGAAGGGATATTTTACTCTGTTGTGTTTTATCCCAATCACGTATCCTATGTTCAGTTAACTCAATCTGTTTCGTGTGGCGTTCCATCTCTAGGACAATCTGTCGTTGTAGGTCCTCAAGGTGTGTAAATTCAACACGCACCCCCTTGATCTTTTCTTTAAGGGTTTCGGCTTTATCTGTAAGTTCAGTGTAACCAAACAACTCTTCCATGATACCTGTCTGATTGGCTTTACTGACGTGGCGACTAGGTAACTTCAGGAATGGTTCAAATGTGGCACTGAATACAATGATACGGGAGAACACTTCAAAGGGGACACCAACGATACGTTCGATTTCTTTATTGGTATTCGCTACACTGTCTGGGGTTTTATCTTGTAACACACCTTCTTTATCTTCGACAAGGAACTTAACATCTCCCTTGGTCTTGGATTTACGAGATCTAATAATTTTATATAACAATCCATTTTTCTCAAACAGTAACGATACTTCAAGGTTTTTCTTATTTACATTATTAATTAAATCGGCTTTATCAATACCAGAGATGGTTCTATCATATAAAACGAATGACAGGGCATCCAATATTGCAGACTTGCCAGCACCATTACTGTCAATCTGACCATTTACCACGGCATCAAGGTTGTGACCTATAACCAGTGTCGGTTCATTGAATTCGAGATTTATGGTAGTCACATTATTTCCATATGACATGAAATTACGTAAGGTGAGTTCTTTAAATTTAATCGGTGTGCTCATTATAATTCCTCGAAAATTTTTATGAGAGTATCGTTGTTTATGGATTCTGCTTCTATTTTACTGAGCATGTTTATTATCATGGCACTTGTGGTATCGAGGGTTTCTAATTCTAATTCATCCACGTTTGTACCTTCAAGGGCTTCCATTTGTTCCGCACTTTCATGCAACGTAATCTCTCTTAATTCATATTTCGTTGTTAGTTGTTCTTTCAGTTTGATGCTCTGTTCATAGTTGATGTCCATATCAACAATGCAATTTACAATACCATCCTTCCGTAAAATAGAAGGGGCATCAGCGACCAAGTCTGATAGTTTCGTTTTGATGTAACTAGGACACTCGGGCCAGTCGATAAATAATACATCATCTAATCCATGTTCGTATACCATCATTCCCCTGCTTGTATCATTTGCATCACTGAAGTCAGCAGGGAACGCGTTTCCAATATATGTGATGTTGGTTCCTGTTTGACGCTTATGGAAGTGTCCGGAGAATATTCTAGTGGGACGTTTGAAGTCCAGTGGGTCGGGCCCGTGTTCTTTCATCCTAGTTTCACCAGTGAGGATAAACCCCTTAAATTCAAAGTGTCCAAACCATATGGGGACATTGAAGTGTTGTGCTAAATCAGCATACTCATTTTCAAAGAGGAATGGACACATCAAGGTGCCCTTCTGTCCAATGTCTTCAAACACTGTAGGTGTATTAACCACGGTGAAGCCCAGAGAATCAAAGGAGCGGGTTGAGTGAACATCCCGCGTGGTACGATAATAGAGATCATGATTGCCAACGAGGAAATATACAGGGAGATTGAGGTCACGTAACATACATGCCCCTTCATAGGCATAGTCCAGCGTCAAACCATTGATAGCTGATCTGTGTTCAAACCAGTCACCCATAAACACGATATGGTCTATCTGATCATCTGCCCTTACATTGTCACAAAACCACTTTATAAACCGGATACAATCTTGGTTGTGTAGTTCGCTATTATTCTTTCTTCCCCAGTGTATATCAGTAAAACAGGCTGATTTGCCTTTCATTCTGATTTCCTTTAATTATTGTTATTCGCCACCGGTACCCTTTGCTTCGTTCTTTAATTCAAGCAGCTCTTTTCGATAATCTTCCATGTAAGTATCAGAAGGCAACTCCCCCATACTAATGAGGATGGTATCTCGGTTTAATCTATGTTTCTTTTCTTGTGAAACATATTGCCAGAAGGTATGTTTTATGGCCTGTGTGAAGTACGCAAATGGATTATTGTATCTTTCCAGATCGAAGCTACGCCAAGCCCGTACGACATTTGTAACAGCAACCGCTTTCATATCTTCAATGTGAGGACTGTAATCAGAGTATTCATATCTACTACCATACCGTTCAGCAAGAAGCATAATCATCTTAGCGAACTCATCTGTCATTTTATCTTGTTCATGACACAACCGAAGTTGGGCCATCATATCTTTATTATTCAGATAGTTCTTTTTCTTCTTGGGTTTCGGTTCATTCTTTTTTACAACCTCTTTTTTCTTAGGGGTTGGGATATTATCTTCAGTAACTTGGGACTTCTGTATCATCGGGATTCCTTATTATTGTTATATACCCTCTATTTATACCTAAGAAATCCTATTATACCATACTACGATAAAAAAGCCAAGTAAATCGTGTATTTGCAAGTGTTGTGTAATGATATAAATATTGGTATATGAGGAGCATATTGTGGGAACACACGAGATAACACTAAGTAATTCATCTAACCCCGGGGAATTTGTCATGTTTGCGATTACTCCGACGATTACCGAAAGTAGATCAGCGGATTATGTCAATCAAGGACTACCATCCTCCACGGCTGTTACTGTTTATAGAGTTACACAAAATAGATCATGGACTATTAACGCCCGCTTTCTTTCTAGAACAATACTAGAGGGGAAAGATAATTATAAGAGCCTGAATTTGTTGCGGGCATGGATGCTCCCAGAGGATAATGCAACGTTCCTTATAGGTAAGCCCCCTATTCTTAAATTTACTGGATATAAGGAGCAGTTCTACAGTATACCTGTTGTTATGAGTGATTTGAGTATATCGTTTCCGGAGGATGTTGATTATATTGAGGAGGCGGGTAATCAGGCAATGATGCCAATTATACATGAGGTAACCATCTCTCTAATAGAAGCCCACGGATTGGGATACCGGGGAGGAGACTCAGTATCAACTGGTGGTGATTTTGATTTAGCCCAATTTAAGGCAGGTACATTACCGGGATATTAATTATGGCATTTAAACTATATGATGATAAAAGTTCAGTATTAAAAAAGACCTCTAGATATGTGCAGGGGGGTTTTTCTGATGTTGGTGAAAAATTTATCAGGTGGTGGGAGAGAACACCCATACAACGCGATGATATTACTGACATAATATATACAATTGAGCTGCGGTATGCAGGTGCGCCAGACGCAATTGCATATTTGTATTATGGGAGGAATGATCTAGGGTGGATTGTATTACAATATAATAATATTGTTGATATAAATGAGGAACTTGCTGTAGGTAAGGTAATTTCATTACCATCTAGAAACAGGGTGTTTTACGATATATTAACCCGACAGACTTCAGGTATAGGGTAATATTTAAATGTCTATCCCACAAAACCCCATAGATGTAGGTAACACGACAGCACATCGACATATTCTCATAGCTTTTAAATTTGCCGAGGATGCATTTAATACTGTAAACGTTGATATAGAAAATTCAGCGGTGGGGAAGCCAGCGGTGGGAGCGGTTGGTAATAATATTGTGGTAGTTAATGAGGCCCGTGAGAAGAATTTTACCATACCCGAAGCCATCTGGGATTTTGATTTTGCTCCTGTTATGGGGGTAAGTACGTCAACAAGTGTTGGAAAAATAGTTATAGCTGATAAGACGGCCCAATATACTTTTTTAAATTTTTTACATAACACAGTATTAGGTCATTTCCTTAAAAGCGGTCCGATGTCTCTTTCCCACGCAACCTTTATGCTTAAAACTATATTCAATAACAACGATGAGATTATTGCTCCGGCCCCCTATTACTTTAATTTAGCAAGTATAGAGTCTGTTTCCGCTACGATATTACAACCATCTCCGGCTCCACATACACACATATTATATGCAATTGGTGCATCTAATACACTAGGTGAGTTGCGATCATTTTCTAGTTTATTCCAGATGAATATAACTCATAAGGACGGTAATTTACATGATACTATACCAAAGGGTGACGGTACAATATTGAGTCTCGACACGAGAGCCATTGAAAACGCAGCGAATACATCAAACAGGAAGGATAGAAATGATTTATCTAAGCCGATGACAACCCTTAAGGATATATTTGATGGTCTTGAGGCTGATTTAAATCAGGTAAAATATGCACATAAAGCACAGTTACAGCAATGGATGCGAGAGGTACGCACGGATAGTGTTGATAAAATTGTTGTGGTTCCCAAGCAAACAAAGAAACCAGATCCAGAAAAATTACCTATAGATTATGTAATAGATCTAGATTCAAAATATGAGTCGTATCCTATTGATAATAGAAATATGCCATTTGAGCAACCTGATATTTTACAAGATAATAAGGGGGTTCGAACGTTCCCCGTGCGAACCGGTACTACCCTTGTTAATTTAATATCAAATATAATGTTGTTATCTAAAACGGTCGCTGACGACGCCGTTGATGAAAAACCTAAAACGTTCAAAACTACCATAACTGCGATTAGAAAAACAACGAATAGATATGAAGTTACTATTAAAATTAGGCAATATGAATTACCAAGAGAAAACATGCCTACGGTTTTACATTTTTTTGTAAATACCTCAGAACCAAAAGACATGGATGTAATAGAATTTAAATCCCATATTAATTATAGGGTTGGTGATAAAATGCTTGAGAAACAAAGTGATGCGGATGGTGCTGGTATTATTTATGCGGATAGGGAACAGGGTTCTGCGGAACGTAAGCCGGATTTGGACTTTTTTGAAACTATGTATAGTGGTGTTCGGGTTATGATAGGCACATATGTTAATGATGGGTTGGAAAGTGCTCAACGGGCTAGTGATATTTTAAATTTAATGGATAGATATACATATATCCAAACAACTGATTTTGTGATGAGTATACGTGGCAACCCATATCTTCTTTCGGATGTTAACCGAAACCCAAAGGATGTGGCCTCCGATAGTGAGGGTGTTAAACACTATTATTCAAAACCAGAAACAGACCCTATGGGTTTAAAGCTCACAATATACCTTAAACCTATGGCAGAAAAGGATTCGGACGTACCACAGCGATTCTATTATGATGACTACTATCATATTACGAGGGTGGTTAATATGTTTGGGAGTGGTGATCAATCTCGATCATTTACTCAGATGCTGCAATTAAAACGCAACGATGACCTGATATAAGGATCACTTCAGAGGCTGGGGTATAAATATACCAAAGAACACATAGGATTGGAATGTGAGCACAATACAAACATACTTTAAAGTAATATCACCTCAGTCACCGAATGTTGCGATTTCAAATAATCAGGACATCTCTGGTGGTAGGGGTTTATACGGCAATCATGGCTGGTACCAGCGAGTTATACAGGGTTCAACGACACGTCTAGTGCGTTATCGCGAATATGATGTGATGGATAATGACATTGACGTAGCCCGGGCTTTGGACATAATGGCAGAGGAGATGGCGGGTAACAACCCTAAAACTCGTATGCCTCTCAACATAATGGTTGAGGCTGGATCAGAAGAGAATGTGCCCGGTCATGTGTTTGCAACCCTCCGAGCGGCCCTTAAAACTTGGTGTAAAATACATCACTGGCAGAGTGGTCGATTATTTCACTTATCCAGAAACATGATAAAGTATGGTGATTGCTTCTTTGAAAGAGGCAAGGATAAGAATAAGCCGTTCAAATATATTCACCCTAAGCACGTTATAGGTGCCATCGTCTCTGAGGATGATCTCACAGACATTCGTGGGTGGTATGTTCAACAGGAATATAAGAAGCCCAATCAGTATTGGCAAGCAAGCCTCTCATTCCAGACCCATGGTGACATAGCAGATTACAATGTTACCCCTATGGATAAGGATAAGATAATTCGTTTCAGCATTACAGATGATATGTCTGAGGAAGCACCGTTTGGTATATCCGTGTTAAGACCGGCATACCGCGTGTTTAAGCAGAAGGAATTATTAGAAGACTCCATTTTAATTTACCGAATATCTAGAGCCCCCGAAAAGCGGGTGTTTTATATAGATGTTGGTAATCGCCCGGATCATTTGGTACCCGGTGTATTAGAAAAGTTTAGAAATCAAATCAAACAAAAGAAAACTCCAGTTCGCTATGGTGGTAAGTGGCAGGTTGAATCTGTCTATAACCCACAGAGCATGAACGAGGATTTCTATTTCGCAACAAGACCAAACGGTAATAGCTCAAGGGTAGAAACACTCCCAGCCGGACAGGGTCTTGGTGAATTAACAGAATTGGATTATTTTTACCGTAAGATGTGGAGAGCATTACGTATCCCGGCATCTTATCTTGGTACATCCACCGAAGACGGTCAGGCTATCGAGAACGAATCCAGAGTTGGGTTGGCATATGTACAGGAGATTAAGTTCTCACAGTTCATACAACGACTACAGAGGTATGTAGAGGATGTATTGGATGCTGAGTTCAAACGATGGGTATATGATTCCGGTGTACATATAGATGCAACCCTGTACCGTATTACATTACCTGAGTGTTCTGAGTATCATCAATCTCGTCAACAGGCCATGGACGCTGATATGCTTAATAACTTTAGTACCGCCGATGGCGTACCATACTTGTCTAAGCGATTCATATTAGAACGTTATGCTGGTCTGAGTAAAGATGAAATTAGACTCAATGAAAATATGATCCGTAAAGAGAAGGGATTGGATTCAGAGGGTGATGATAGGGATTTGTCCTTGATATATCAACCAGAAGACGCAGAGGCTGGTGGTCTTGATGGTGGTATGGGTGGAGGTGCCCCGGGTGGTGCACCACCAGAAGGGGAATCAGAATTAGGTGATGAAGAGATGGGTGATGAAGATACTGGTGATAATAAAGAGATTGGTGCGGTTGGCGGAGAGGAGCCATTAGGCCAAGGTTCAGAGGCACCAGCACCCGGAACGGCGTAACTTTTACAGGTAAAATGCCCCGAATCCATAAATAATTAAAAGATTACCTATTTATGATGAGGCAACGATGAAAGATTCATTATTAAACGATGTTATTACAGAAAGTTCAGGGAAGGTTACCGGCAAGTCGTTCGGTAGTTTTCTTCATGGATATAGTAAGATGAAATCCCTCAGAGAGGGCTCTGATACTAAATCGTTGGCCAAAGAGCTTGCTCTATTTATTGAAAGCAATGATTCAATAAGTTCACAAATACCAGATATAAAGAAAACAGTATTCAAACATTGGAAGAAAGGTGAGTACAACGGACCACTAGCTGAAAGAGCATGGGGTCGCCTTGTTTCTGATGGTGCTAAAAAGTATGCACAGGATGTTATTAAAGAAGCCCGGTTGTGGGAATCAATATTTCCATCAAAGGTTCGTCAGATTGTGATAGAAGGGCTTGCATTAGCCTTTTACAACGATCTTAAAAAAGGCAAAGTAAATTTAGAGGAAATGTTCAATGAGTAATGATACAGATAAAATTAGAGAAATGGTAATGGCCCTTTCACGAGGTGATCACGAGGCAGCACAATCGTCTTCATCTGAGGTTATGGCTAGTAAAATGTCTAAAACTATGAATGAGGCCCACCATGATCGTCCGGGCAATGGAATGGACGAATACCCAGAAATATTCCAAGGTTACGGATGGGAAGATATATCGGGGGTGTCTGATGATACTCATTATGAACTGAACGATAAGTATCAGAACGGAGAAATTAGCGGAGGAATAGAAAATTTTTGGGATAAATTATCCCCAGAGGCTAAGGATGATATACATCGCGCCGCTGAACAAGAAGCGGGTGGTAACACACGTGCTGATTTGGATTATTTCAATAGAGAAATAGGAAATTAAAATGAGTGGCAAAGATAAAATTAGAGAAATGGTAATGGCACTGTCCCGTGGTGATCACGAGGCAGCACAATCGTCTTCATCTGAGGTTATGGCTAGTAAAATGGCTGGAATTACCGAATCACGTAGATCCGAAAGAGACTATGACTATTATGAAATACATAGGTCTAAGCACGGTGATGGGTTTGACGTAAAGGGTATAAAACAAGACGGGTACGGACCTAATTCAGTATTAGCTGGTCAAGACTTAATTCAGTTTTTAGATTCGTTTGATAGTTATGAAGAAGCCAAGGCAGCATACCCAGACGCTGAGATGTCCGGGGAGTGGACTGGTGCCAGAAATACATTTGATCATTTACCCGGTGACGATGATCCAGACCCTTGGGGCGATGATCGTGATGCCGCCAATGATTGGTAACAATAGCTAATAGGAAAGATAATGGCAGATAGAGATAAAATTAGAGATATGGTAATGGCATTGTCCCGTGGTGACCACGAGGCAGCACAGCAGGCTTCATCTGAAGTCATGGCTAGTAAAATGGCTAAGTCGGCAGAGTTAACAGAAGGCAACCCTATGAGAGCACGTATGAATCGTATGGGTGGTGGGAATCGCCATGCTAATATGAAACGAGGTGCTGAACGTGGAGTACGTGGTCGTAGTCGTATTCGTGAATACGATGCTTTTAGCGATCCAGATATGGATGCAGATATGGATAGCATGGGAATGGCCCGACAGGATTACGGTTATAATGCCGCAGATGATCCAGAATTCCAAGATGCCGATGCCATTCAACGAGACATTGATAACTTGACAATGAGCTTGGATAGCATAGTTCGTAATGGTGGGAGAAATTCTAAGCCAGCTAAGAACATTAGGGCTGCAATTGAAGAATTAAAAATGAAAGCAAAGCCGCACACAGACCCCGAAGTTTCTCATAATTATAATGATGACCTAGGTGACGACGACATGATGGATCGTGGAACTCGTGATATGGACGATAGGATTAGTTAAATGAAATTGAGTGAACTTGCTAATGTAGTGTCCCCGGGTAATGAAACTAATTTATCAGGTGGTCCACTACCTAACGTATATACGGACAATGCTGAGGCAATCAGCAAAGTACCACGTACCAAACAGAAAGATATGTATGGTGTAGGTGGAACAAAAATGGCCATTGACACTGGTGACAGTGGTGATGGAAATAGTGCAGCCCCCACAGGTGATGGTGGAGCCCCAGCCGGAGACGGCGGAGGAGCCGCTGGAAGTGGAGCCGCTGGGAGTGCCGGAGGTGGTGCTGGTGGTGGTGCTGGTGGTGGAGCCGGAGGTGGAGCATAAATATGAGTAAGCAGAGTTTTAAGGAGTATTTGAAAGAATACTATGAATATGTTAATTCGTTTTCTGATGTAGTTGATAAAGAAGACGACGAGTTAACCAAAATAGATAGTCCTACCAGAAATGGAAGAAGGGCTCAGAAGCAAAAACGCGCCGAACAAGAGGTTACCAAAGGTGATGGAAAGGAGGAATACAATCCTACCAAATTCCTGAACTATATGGAAATCTCTAATGTAGGCGATTAACTAGGAAACTAAAATGGATAAGAAAACAGAATTATACGAATCACTTTCAAGCTTTGTGGATGCCGTAGCATATGGCGATCAAGACGCTGAACGTGAGTCAATGTCAGCATACATTAGTGAAAAGTCTAAGAAGACTTTAGAAGCTTCTGTAGAAAACAAGATTAAACTTGAAGGTGATGATGTAATCATTGCTGGAAAGAAAATCGGTTCAATTACGAACGATATCGACGACGAAACAACCGGTATTAAATTCGTATCTACTGATGGTAAATTTGAGGAAGATTTTGATACATTAGATAGCATGTACAAATTTGTATCTGAAAAGTACAAAGTGAATGAGGATGCCATCAATGAGGAGTCTCAGATTGCACGAGTTTCACCTGCCGTTTCCAAACAGGAAGCAGGTAGAGCGGCCCGTATGAAGAGATTGGCTGACTCTAAGAACTTGGGTAACAAAGATGGTAAGGCTGGAACTTACGATGGTGGTCAGAAAGATGGTTATGACGACCCTATCAAAGGTGACAACTCTCCTGCCCATAGTGGTCACGAGACTGATGCCCGCAATAAGAAAGGTTATTACGACAGTAAAGACCCACGTAAAGTACAAAAAGACCCTATTAAGGGTGGTTCTGAGCCCGCTCACGCGGGTGGTGCTTCTGATCTTGAAACAGATGGCGGATATGACGCCCATGATGTCAGGAAAGAGCATAGTAAGAACGCACAAAAATAAGGAGGTACCATGCGTACTAATTTATTAATCGAAACATTAGAGCCACATGAAGGTAATATTATTACTGAAAGTGTGAAGGGCGCAGATGGGTCTAAACGGACCTATCTGAAAGGCATTTTTATGCAGGCCGTTGTTGAGAATAGGAATAAGCGTAAATATCCACTGTCTGAGATTGCGACCGCTGTTAATAACGCCGCAAATACTATAAAAACACATGGTGGTATTTTCGGAGAGCTTGATCATCCACAGACTTTGACAATTAATATGGACAGAGTGTCTCATGTTATTAAAGAGTTGTACATGGATGGTACTAATGCTGTAGGTAAAGCAGTGCTCCTAGACACCCCGATGGGTCAGATTGCACAGGTAATGGCCGAGAGTGGTGCTCGTTATGGAGTATCCAGTAGAGGTACTGGTGATGTTGGTGATGATGGTAACGTAAGTGGATTCAACTTTGTTACTTGTGACTTGGTGGTAACTCCATCAGCCGCCGGTGCAATGCCATCCCCAATCTATGAATCATTACAACAGGATGCGGCTGGTCGTCAGATTTTGACATTAGCTGAGGCTGTTAAACATGATCCAAAGGCTCAAGCGTATCTCAAGAAATTGATTTTAAAGAGTTTTTCGAGTATATTACCATAAGGTAAATAAGAAAGGGGGCAATCGCCCCCTTTTTTATCGTATAGAACCTGTCCGATTCATATTGAATATAGAATCATAGTCATCTAGAGTACTATCGTACCCCGCATAATCATCATCATAAACATCATTCGGATCAAATTCAATGTCTTCAATATCATCTAGATCAATGTCTTTCTGGGTGCCAGCTCTGCGCCGTTCTAAGCTTCCACCTAGCCGATGAGCAAGCATTATAGCTTTGTACCCCATTCGTGTTAAGTTATATTCATCATCAACCAGCGTGAATTCCTGTAATTCATATAGCACAAACATCATTCGGTCCGACGCATTATCCACATCCATCCGACCTTCGTCTATTGCCCTAAGTGCGGCGATATGGAGGGAAGATAGATCATTGAAACTGAGATCATTTTCCAGTGTCAAGTATTCTTGTTCGTTTATCATGTCATTTATTTTCATAATTGGTTCCATAAGTGTTGTTCTTATTATATTTATCCTTTACAAGGTTGTCAATATCGTTTATAATATCTTTTCAATTAATGGAGAAAAGAACTAATGCCCGAACATATTAACGATGCAATGTTTGATACTATCAAATTATCCCGGGAATTGCAACCCCTTAATGAGGCCGTAGACTGGACTATTGCGGATTCTCAAATTAAAATCACAGAAGAGGTTGGTGAGTTTGCCGAGGCTGTTATGATAGAGCGTGGTAAAATCACAAATAAACCTAGAATCATGGACGCCCCCTTCTATGAGGCTGCTGATTCTATTCAGTGTATATTAGATGTGCTGGCTAGGGTCTATCCGAATATGTCTCCAGCACAGCTTTGTACATTGGTGCATCACGCTATAAATAAGAAGAATGAGAAGTGGGCGGCTAAGGTTCGGTCTAAGTTTGATGAGTTGTTAGGTAAATGATTATATGCTTCGGTAGCTCAGTGGCACAGAGCGGGGATCTCTAAAATCCTGCGTCGTGGGTTCGATTCCCACCCGAAGCGCCAAATGAAAGGGGTACGTATGGATAATAAGGTTGAGTTGTATAAAACCATGAAAAAAGATGGCAAAGTGGTATATATTATTAGGAAGGCCGGTGTTTATTTTGCTATGGACATTGAAAATGTACGTGAAATGCACTCTATTACTGATCAGATTTTAGCAAATCCTCCAGAGGTATATAATGGATTATCAGACAATTAATTATATACTAATAGCTGTTTTTAGTTTATTAGTATTATACGTTTTTTTTATCCCTCTGTACAATAAGGTTAGGGGGTTTTTTAATCATGTCGAGGAATTGAAGGCTAAGGTATGTGTATATGAAACCCAAACCAATTGGGTTAAAGACCTAGATAAAACCCGCTGTGGTGATCATCACCGCAGAACATCAGATAAAGTATTAGATAATACCCCCCTATAGACATTCAAATATTATTGTGATATCATGCTGCCATCTTTAAATTATGGATACTGAAAATGGAAGAAAATAGCATGTGGGAGATACTTGTACCCACAATAAGCAACACCGGCAAACCTATACATACCAGATATCACAGGGTGTGGGATGCTAAGGTGCGTGCAATTTCTTCCGGGCTAACCGTCTTAAAGCCAGTCACTGGGCAGTGGGTTAATCCAGATGATGTATTATTTAAAGAAAGGATGATTCCAGTAAGAATCATGTGTACAAGGGATGACATAAATAGCATTATAGATCTTACGATCAAATATTATTGTCAGGATGCGGTATTAGCGTATCGTATATCAGACGCATGTATATTAAAATATAACTCGGGGGAGAGAATATGAAGGGTATTATTGTAGACTCTAGTTCTAAGCTGGATATTGAGCGGCTTGGATGTCGGTGGGCTGAATGTAGTGGCTTCGTTGAACCTGAAGATATAGAACTATATCAGGAAATATGTGAGGACCGGGAGCTACAGGTAGATGATATCACAGAGTTTTTTATGACCGGGCAAGATGATGGTAAGTGTTTCTACTTTTCTGATATGGAAGAGGGTCTAAATGCTATCATGGAGGTGTTTCCTGAGTTTGAGGTTACTGATCTGGATATAAATAAATACCCACTTGATTATGATTATCGTAACAATAGGTAACAAGATAGGGCAATAATGCCAACCACAGGGGTAAAGAATGTATATAACTAAAGGAGAAATTTATGGATACATTTTTTACAGGCGACCAACACTTTGGTCATAAAAACATCTGCCGGTTCGCAGATAGGCCATTCACATCCGTAGAGGAAATGAATGAGGCACTGATAAATGAACACAACAATGTCGTCCGACCGGGTGATGTTGTGTGGTTTTTAGGAGACTTCGGGTTCATGCCTGAAAATCAAATACAAAACACCTTACGGCGTTTGAATGGGAAGAAGAGTCTCATTCTAGGAAACCACGATAAGGCTCTTGCCAAACATAGTGGGAACTTTATTGGCAGTGGGTTGCTTGACGCTATCTATCATTACCGAGAGGTGACCATAGAGAAGCAGCACATGGTCTTGTTCCATTATGGAATGAGGGTATGGAATAGAGCACACCACGGCTCGTGGCATCTATATGGGCATTCTCATGGGTCACTACCACCAAACTGTAAGTCGGTTGATGTGGGAGTTGATAGTAAGGAGATATCCCCCGAATATAGACCCTACGCCTTTGAGGAAATAAAGAGGTTCATGGCAAAGAGGGAGATGAAATCACATCATTGATATAAATACATCTATGAGAACATTAACACCGAAAGATACATACGACGTGGAGGCTAATGAATTCGCAGTATTCTTAGCCGGGGATATGAAAACGCCTTGGCGTAAAGAATTATGTGATCTCTTAGCCGAAGCAAAAATTCCAGATTTGGTTATATTAGATCCAACCGTTGATGATTGGGAAACTTATGTGGGGGAAGAGACCTTTACGAACCCCAAGTATATAACTCAAGTATCATGGGAACACGATTCACTGAGTAAGGCAAATCTTAGGGTTTTTAATTTTTCTGGTAAATCAATGGCCCCCATTACTTTAGTAGAGATGGGAACGCACATGAAGTCCGATGATATTATTAAATTGGATGATAGTTACGAACTACATGGATACATAGAGTTTATAGCAAGTAAGTCAAATACCCCAATTGTGAATACACTACAGGGCTTAGTGTCTCGTATCGTTATTAAAGCAACCCTTAAGGGTTTCTCGTAGCCATAGACCTTCGTCTTTCACCCCGACGTTGATCCGGTTTTTGCCGTAACGTCGGTACATCTGTTTTTGCTGCCATAGACTTTCGTCGATTGGTAGGTTGTTGCTCACCTTTATTACCCATTCGCTGACTGCGTTGCTGTTGCATTTTTCTTATATCCTTCCGTGGCATTTTTGTTGACATATCACCATCGTTCTTGGCGTGTTTAAACATTGTGTTCTTGGAAGTTTTCAGATATTCATTGCTGTCGTTAAGGTAAACATCAATAGATTTGCGGAACTTTTGTAGTAACTCAGTAACCGAACTTACCGACTTTCTCATCTTAGCCACATGGCCTCTACGGGAAAGGATGGCGTCTTCCTTAGAGGTATCACCCTTTTGATATAATTCTTTAGTTTTCGCCCGGACACTTTTTATTTCTTGTATTTGATTATCTAGAAGAGCTAGACTTCTGGTTAGCTCATCTGTCATACTATACATACCCTCCCGTATTGGAATTTTTTTAACTATATCATCATATTCTCGTAATATAGAATCAATACTTTCCGCTAGGGCAGATATTTCAAATTTATCAGTAAGTTCATTCAGTAGCAGCATGATATTCTCTTAGTTGAAGTTTAATTTATTTAGACGGGAGTCTCCATCCATTTCATCATCATCACCCATATCCGCAAGGGCACTTATTGGGTCACTTGAGCGGTTTATGCTGCTTCTAGTTCGTTGTTTACCTCTAATAGCAGTCACAGTAGCCTCTCCTTTATCTGTAAGCTTACCGTTCATAGCCAAATACCCACCATCTTCCAAGGCTTCTATGGCATCCATTTTAGCCTCATAGTTATTATCATCCATATCTACATTATTAGGATCTATACTTCCGCTTTTTATTCTGCTCAATGTTATGGGGGCTAGTTTGTGTAGTTGAGATAATTCGTTTGCTAGATCAACATCACGTCCACCATCAACAGGGTCATCAGCGGGGTTAGCAACAGGGGTATCGACTACTGGGCTCTTGCTAGGTTTATCACTCTTCGCTTGCTTAACTGCCTTTGCCGCAGCTTTCTTAAATGCTTTCATCTTAGAGGATGTACGCTTAAGGGCAGAGCTTAAAGACTTTCTATTTTTAGTCAAGTTGTTTTTATGCCATTTAATTTGTTCCGGCGTCAACTCCCCGTTCTTTTGTAGATTAGCTACTATGTCTCTAGCCTTAGTTATAACGTCAATTCTACGTTGTATTTCAGCGGCCCGCTGACCTATTTCGTCACCTAGGTCATCTAGTACCCCTTCATTTAGTTGAGTAAAGAGGATTAACTCTTTATATTCTGCCAGTACTATATCCATCTCTTCAGTTAGAGACGCAATTTCCCAGTTGGATGTAAGTTCGTTTAACAGTTCCATAATAAGACACCTTTGATAGATTATAGAAGTATTTATTGTAATATACCTTTTTTGTGTAAATTTCACGTGTAAATAGGAATGCTAAATATGTAACATGAATAAGACAGAACGTACAATCAATGCGTGGTGGTCCAAAGGTCCACAACCCGGGAACTTCGGAGACATACTAACCCCCATTCTATTAGACAGCCTATTTGGATATAAGTGTGTATATACGCATCGCCCGTTTCCCTCTGGAACATTGATTGGGGTTGGCAGTATTATTAATCATGCGGGTAGTAACACCATAGTGTGGGGTAGTGGGATGATGCGTGACAACGACACATTAAAGCGAGATGCTTTGTATCTGTCCGTACGCGGGCCATTAACATACGAAAAGCTTAAAGAGAAACGCATACCATGTAATCCTGTGTTTGGTGACCCGGCACTGCTTATGCCTAAAGTGTTTAACAAACCAGATGTTCAGAAGAAATATGAATATGGGTTCTTTGCTCATTATGTTGACACAGATCAAGTTTCTAAGTGGTACACTGGTTTGCCTAACATAAAGGTAATAAACCCCTTAGATCACAACCCACTGCGTGTCATAGCCCAAGTGCTGGAGTGTGAGAAGATAATCAGTAGTTCCTTACATGGAGTTATCATAGCCCACGCTTATGGTATACCCGCTGTATGGGTTAAGCATTCTGATAAACTAAACGGGGATGGTTTGAAATTTAAGGACTATTTCCAGTCTGTAAAATTGATTCCTGAGTGTATTGACTTCCAACAGCGTATACCACCAGAGGATTTGGGAAAGTTTAACTACCAAGTGGATATAGATATAGATGTAAATAAGATAATGAAACCATTACAGGCATATTTAAATGAATGAGTATCCAACAATTATAAGTTTCTTTACACGATCATGGAAATATCCGAAGTATGCCGGTCTAATGATACGAGATTGTGAGCGAATGGGGTTGAATCATCATATCGTTGAACGTAAAGACACAGGTGATTACCTTGCAAATACCCGAATGAAACCAGTCTTTATTTATGAGACTCTACAGGAGTTAAAGACCCCGGTACTGTGGATAGATGTGGATGGTTCTCTTATGAAATTACCAGAACTGTTTAAGGGGGATTACCCCTTTGACTTTGCCGCACGAAAAATGGCCCCCCATAGGAAACGTATATGGCAGGTTGGTACATTGTATTTAAATTATACAGACGCTGCCCTTTCTTTTTTACAGGAGTGGAACCGTAGAATATCCGAGGATACGTGGTCTGATGAGTTATCATTGGATGATATGTGGAAGAGTTCTGGTAAAATTATCACGAACTTACGGGTAGATGAATTACCCGAAGACTACTTTGAAATGCTTAGGGTGAATAATCCCGAACCCAGCAGGCACGCTATTATATGCCATAGGGCATCTAAGGGCGATAGTAAAGCATTGTATAAGGCAAAGGGAAAAATTGGAAAGGGTTGACAGTGACTTTAGGGTAATATATACTTATATGATGGATACATTAACAACAATCGTATTAATATTTTGTGCTACTGGTGTAAGTGTGGGGTGGCCTATGACGTTGATATTTTTAATGATACACATGACACCAAGTGACTCAGATGAAATATTAAAGATTTAAGTCTGGCGTGTAGATAAATATTGTTATGAAACTGTCAGAAATAACAACAAAACATACAAGAAAACACCGGGAATTTGACCCGAAAGAACGCGGCCACCCTGAAGAATATGGATTGTCTAATGACCCCGGCCATTTTTCCTTTGTGAAACACGACGAAGATGAGCCACATATGATTACGAAATACCATAGGCGTCCTGATGAAATGGGGGATGCGTTTGTCTCATATGCGAAGTTACTTAAAAAGAAAAAGATATGGAACAAAAACATACACTTCCCCCGAATATATGTCACAAACGATGACAAGGATGCGGAAGGCCGCGTGTTCCGTGATTGGACTATGGAAAAATTAGTATCGTGGAAGAATGTTAGTGAGGAAGAATTAAGAGAATTGATTTCACGATATTTCAGGGGGCCGGAGATTAACCGCTTTCTATCTGGTAAATTTACACCCCTACTTGAGTATGCTGAACAGATTCCTTTATATTGTATTTCTTATTTTTGGAATAAAAACCATGGTAGGTTTATTGTTAATAATGATGAATTTAAATGGGCGTTGGACTTTTTAAAGGACATCGTGAATGGGGAGTATGGTTATATTGGCTCTCTTGATTTACATGCTGATAATGTTATGTATAGGCGTACCCCGGTTGGGGTACAGTTGGTATTTACTGATCCGTTTGGATTTGCATGATAATTTATGTTGACATGATATTTTTAATGATATATACTCTTGCAAATGAAAACTAAAAAAGTTACAATGGGTATGACAGCTAGGGATATTGCCAATACAGAGTATCTTCAGCTTAGGTACTGTACACGGAACAAGGCATCTGCCATAAGTGCCGCATTAAACTTTTTAGCAGATATGGACAGGATGTTATCCGAGACTGGTGGAAAATTAATAATGGAA